CAAGTTCCACGAAAGAGTTGGTTGCCGGAAGGATTGCACCTGATCCAGAGCTAATATCGAACGTTGCCGCAGTCGTTGTGGAATTTTCAAGCGTAGCTCGGACAGTCATGTTTGACAGATTATTTACAAACCCTCTAAACGCCGTGAATGTGATTCCCGAATCGTCCGACGATCTAAATGAAACACCCGACCCATTCCTCGCTGGGAGACCTGTATATGTCCACGAGACACCTGTTACTGGGGTGAGCGCCGCGAGCGAGATTGTAAAGGACGCCTGGCCACCTAGGGCATTGACAAACAACACCATCTCTATTACATCATCGAGAAATGTTTCTTACAGAAGAGTCCATGCGTCGCACTGAATTGACACTGTCGCCCTTCGAGCGTGTGTGCAGTGCATTTTGGTCCCTCCCTTTTTGCAGCCGCTGCGCGTTTTGTCTTCACGCTGGTCGAGTCTGCATTCTTCGGCGTCACGTACTCAGTCACTTTTGTCGATGGTCGGGAGGCGTTGAGTTTTAGCGTCGACTCCTTGAACTTGGCGATCGAGGCGGCAAGCTTGTCGTCCATTGTGTGCGTGAAAGTTGACACGGGGTCATGCGACTGGTCAAGACAAAACCTGGTTTTTGATTCCAAGGACCGAAGGTCCTTGACCTCCCTACCCAAGGACGAAGCCCTTGCCCTTGATCTTCTTGTAGAAGGCCATGTAGTACTCGCCCGACTCGGGTGGATCGCGCTCTACGACCGAGTCGTCGTCATAGTACCGCCAGACCCCCTTGTGTTTGACATAGGCTGCGTAGTGACCACCGACATAGTGTCCGTAGTGTACCACGAGACCAAAGAGCGAATTGTTGTTGAACGTATGCGGTACGTTGACCATGTACTTGGCATCGTACTGACTAAAGGACACGATCACTATAGATGGCCATCTGGAGATGAACGTGCGTGTGACAGCCGCGTTATACTCTTGACCGGCATCGTCAATGTAGCCCGAAAACGCCTCGTAACTTCCGCGCCTCTTCAGAAGCTCGTCGAGAGGTAGGTTTTGCTCCCACGGTGTGACGACGACCGTCGTAATGTCCTGATCCTTTCTCGAAACCCCTTTTGGGTATGTCACCTCCTGGGTATCCGTCCCGTTGAATATCGACTGTACAAAACCAACCCCGAGCGCACCTTCGAATGTGTCAATCAGAGAGAGAACAACCTCCTGAACATCGTGCGGCCGAAGATTGGCGAACGACGTGTACTTGCGCGTGAACGCCTGGTGGAACGCACGTGGATTCGGCTGAAGATCCTTGCGCCACATGTTCTTGATGAGACTCGAGTACTCCCGGGTCACTTCACACGGTCCTTCATAGGGTGTGTGAAGCAAACGGTTCGTGAGATCGGGAACGTGAGACAGACACTGAATCGCCGCATTGAAGTAGCACGTGTTTCCGAGATTTGCGAGACCTTTCGGCATATAGAGAGGAGGTGCACTGTATCTCTAACTCGAAACATGGAGGCATTCTTTGACCACTGGGAGCAGCTCATTCGCAACCAAAAGCCCAATCGTGAGATTGAGATTCGCTTCGGCAAGCTCAACCGCGGATCGTTTGACACGAACGTCGGGAAGGAGACGTACGACAAGGTGGTTCGGCGCCTCCACAAGTATGAAGGCTGGGAGAGCGTCGAAGAGTCTGACGCGAGCAAGTTTTACTATGACGGGAATCGTCGCGTGACGTACGACAATGCCAAGGGGGATATCACCGAGTGCGTCATCAAGAAGCGCGTGCTCGTCGATGACGTGTCCCTGAAAGGTGAGCTCTTTGACGTTCGGCTCGGCGTGTCGACCGAGACGCCCTGTCCTCACGTCGAGGAGGAGGAGTACACGAAAGTGCGCAACACGAAGCGAGTTTCGTTTCTGCGCAAGGATCTTCGGATCGACGTGACGGCCGTATCCGGGGATCCCGATGACCCCGACTCGGAGAATGAGACGGAGTATCAGATTGAGCTCGAGCTTTTGCGCATTCCGGAGACGCGCCACGAGCTGTTCAACATGGTCTACAAGGTGTTTGACGTGCTCAAGATTGCCCAGTAGCGCGCTCAGGCGTTCGGGAACATCTTCTTGCCACGCATGGTGTTGTACCAGTTCTTAGCCTTGATCGTCGTGTAGTTGTTTCCAAGGTACGCGCGCGCGACTGCTTCCCGCTCTTCTTTTGGCAAGGTACTGAATACGCGTTTCTTCCCACCACGTACGATGCGCTGGTTCAACGGGTCGTTGCTGAATGTGTAGGTACGTCCGTTTACTGTTACGTTTGCTGCACGGACTGGCGATGCTGACTTTACGGTCGCGCGGCTCTTTATCCGCTCGAAAAGGACCGCCTTGGTCATTTTATTCGTCGCACCTGCATTCCCGACGTTGCGCGCCACAGCGACAAGTTGAGCGGTTGTCAATTTTTTGTACGACTTGCCGTTGACCTTGTTGTTCTGGACACTATGGGTGTTGGATCCTCCACCCATGTTTGGTGATCCATTGTTGTTCCGGCCGAAGATGTTGCGGCGGACGTGCTCAGGCATGTTCACGCCAGCCTCGCTGTACCTCTTCCGGGCCGTCACGTAGCCCGCCTTGAGATCCTTGGGCAGCTTGTAAAAGTGGGGCTGCTTTCCAGGTCCCGGTGCGACGTAGTAGCCATTCTTCGCGGCGTTCCAATTGGCAGCGCGATTCGCCCCCTTGGACGCGCCGTAAAACACAAATGCACCGCCGAGCATGTTCTTTAAGTACTGTGGCATGTTGATGCCCGCCTTTTCGTACGCCTTGACAATCTTGGTCGCCGAAAGGGACATGTTCCCCTTGGTGTTGTACAAGCGCGGTACGCCATTTGGCCCGGGACGCACGTACTGACCTGGACCAGGCACGTGATTGTACCCATTGACGCGTGCGTGACGCACATTGAGCTTATTTCCAGCCGCCTTGGACGCCTTTTCAGTCTTTGTGAGCGTCGGTGCACCCCACCCACCTGCAAAGCTCCCGGCAACTCGGCGTCCCGTGCTGTTCAGATGGGATTCACGCTTGAAAATGTCGGCGTGAGCGACCGTCTTGTTGAAAATCTCGGCAACCACCTTTTGAGCTTCGACCGGCTTTGACGCTCCAAACACCTGAATGAGCCCTGACATGTAAATCATCAGCGTCATCGCCGGCGACTTCCACTTGATCTGAATGCGGGTGGAAAGTTCGGGTTCATAAATCACGGTTCCTTTCTTATCGAAATCGGTGACAAATGTCTCATAAAACTTGTTCAAGTTCATACGCCGATTCACCTTGAGTCGCGCGTCAAATTTGGTCACCTTGGCAATGTTTGCCGTGCGTGCAATTCCAGGCATGAGACGCTCGAGCTGTTGGGCGACACGACCCGTCGCATTCGCTGACGTAATCTGGACTGTTCCACCTGCATGGATCACCGCAAAGCCTGCAGTTGTTTTCAGGTACCAGTGCTTCACATTGTCGACGTTGCCGAGGATGCTCGTCTTTGTGACGCGCGCAATCGCTGGCTCGTTGAGAAGTCGGCGGCCCTCGATACTGATAAAGCCGGCTGGAAGGTGCGCCGGGAGGTGAAACCGTGAAAACGGGATTGTGAATGACACGGTACGACCCGTGATTTCAACTTGTGAGAGCGTAAAGTCTGAACCAGTGTACATCGTACCGACTGTGGTACCGCCGGTGCGACGTGCCCCGAGAACCTTTTTTATACGGGCGATTGCGTTTGCCCGTGCTGGCGAGCTCATATACTACTGTGCAATATTTTTACACATCCTGTGCCATGTCAGTCATCACACAGTCGAGACCGTAAATGACAGGCTGTGCCGTGAGTGCCTGACCCCTGTACGAGCACGTGTTGTTCCGAACCTCAATATCACGTGACGAGAATGGCCCGGCGTACGTGTCTGGATTGAAGCGACACCGACCAAGCAGATTCTCCGTACAGTGCTGGTTGAACATCTGGACGAAGATCTTCTGGGGCACAAAGTGCTCCGGTCCGTAGACCACCTTCTCGGACGACAGAAAGTGCTGGAGCGGATTCGTCAGCTTGGCCACCTCATTCTGAACCGACTTGAAGTACTCGGGCAACACGTTCCAAATATCCTCACCGTTGTGACGCTGTGAATACTCGAGGTAGGCCCGGATACACTTGCACAGAATGGCTGGAATTTCACCCTCGAGCTTCTCATCCAGCTTTGGATCGGCGCGAGCCACCTGCTTGCCAAAGTTCCACGTCACGAGACGACGAAGCACCGACCCCGAGTTGTCGCGGTAGCCGGGCACCTCGTTACCAGCCAAGATGCCCGGGACGTTCCAGGTCATGCTCAGCGCCTTTTCATTCTTGCGTGCAATCGACACATCCTCACCGGACACCATCGACTGAAACTCCGCCTGCTCGAGCGCAAGATCACCCTTCACCTCTGGCGAGATGAACATGAAGCCGTCGTGGATCGACCACAGACCAAACTTCTTCTCAATGTTGTTTGACAGCGTACGCACATCCTCATTGTCGTAAAACTTCTTGCACACCTTGGTGATGATGGTCGACTTGCCCGATCGGGCGATACCCTTCAAGAAGGGAATCACCTGCCACGAGTCGAGATCGCCCGTGTCGAAACACAGACGTCCGACAAAGACGTACAGCCAACGGCACACCTCCTCTGAAAACTTTTGGTAACTCATGACCGAGTGCATAAATGGTGTCGGAATGTCGTACCAGTCCTCGAGTTCCGGGTAGTGATCGAAGGGCAAGTCAAAGTATTTGCAGCTCACGATTGTCGGGTCGAGTGACTGGCAATCCGGCTTGTCATACTCGTAAAACCGCGACGTGTACTTTTCATGGGTGGCATCCCACTCCTTGCCGATGAAGATGCCGTTCGAAAACGACCATACATACCTGTTCTTCTTGATTTCTGGAAACTGCATGTCGCGACAGTTGCTCATGTGCGTGATGGTATCCTTGACGATCGACCCCTTGCTCGTCAGGTTGCGCCACATGTCATACTTATCCTCCTTTTGCGTGTAGAAATAGACAAACTCCTTAATTTCCATCAGAGGCTTCCACGCCTTGGTCTGATGTCCATCGGCCGTCTCAATCTGCTTGCAACACTGCCCCTTGTACCGACGCATCCTCATCACGTACGCCTTGTGCAAGAGGTACAAGAGCAAACACTGAAACGGGCTCGGCTGGTTGTCTTCATCAGCCTCGTCGATCGTCTTACAACGAAACATTGACAACTCGACATCATCCGTCACGGGTGCGATACACGTGGGATGATTGATGCGCTCGAACGAACGCACGTACCTGAAGATAATCTCGTACGCATCGTCAGCCGTCTCGATGAGACGCATCATGCGAAACGAGATTCGAAACTCGTCACCGTTGACGTCGTGAGTGGGTCGGTCCTTGAGACCCAGCTCGCTTGAACGATGGTACAGCTCGGAGAAGAGGTTTACGAGACGACGCTTTTGTTCTAGGATTCGCTCTAGGTCGACATTTTGTGGCATGCCGTTTGCGTCAAGTTCGTCATCACGAAAGAACTGGCGAAACCCATTTGTGAGCGGTGCGAATCGATCACCCTTACAGGTTAACCCCATCTTTTCCTCGAGTTGCCCGATGAACTGTTCAAGGCGGTCTGGCGTCAGACTCGTCACCTCGGACCGAAGAACCTCCATACGTATTTCCTGTGCATGTTCGCGTGTCTGTTCCCGATCGATCGTATGTACTTGCTCCATGGTGACATAGCGCAACATATTCTTATCAGGTCTTCTTGGCCGCCACCAGAGCCTGCTTGATACGTACCGTTTTGGTCGAGTATATGTGGTGACCCTTATCCCGTTTGGCCGCAGTCCGCTTCTTCTCACGCAAACTCTGTGGCGGATCCATTACTCAACGCGCGTCTATTTTCTCTAGCTAGAGGTAGATGGCCGGTGGGATCTTTCCAGGAGCTCCCTTCAAGTTCAACATCAAGTGTATCATCTTTTCGCTCGCAATCGCAGGAGGCTATTGGTACCTGCCACCCAAGAACTTTTGGGTCCTCTTTTTTCTGATTTGGTTCCCGTATATCGCGCTCGCATGGTATGATTACTCGTACAACTGTCGGGACAAGCTCGGCCCGACGGTTGTACCGTTTGGACGGTACTTTTGGCTCCCCTTTAAGCCACAGGGCTATAAGGATGAGTTTAACAAGATGGCTGATCAGCAGATCCAGGTGATGAACAAGGTTGATCACCTTGTCGGCTGGACGGCTCTCATCAGTCTCCTCGTGTTTTACTTTCGCAAGAAGCTCTAGGCGGGCGCAGCGGTGTACACAGGCGCCACCGGCTTGGCCGACAGGACAGACAGCATCTTCACCAGGATGACATTCTGCTTCTCCAGGTGCTTGGCGATGGCATCCATCGAGCCAGCCAGACCAGCCAGGATGGTCGGGATCGTATCCCCCTCCTCAGTGGTCAGCAGGTTTACGAGCATGTCCTCGCCAAACTCCCCCTCTTCGTCCTCATCATCCATCATAAGCTCCTCATCCTCAGGCACGCGATCTACAGACATGTGTACTTTAGGCGGACAGAAACTTTAGACTGCGCTGACGCGGTGCGTCAATTATTTTCTTGGCTAACTACAAAATGGCTGGTGGTTTGATGCAACTCGTTGCTTACGGTGCTCAGGATGTTTACCTTACCGGTAACCCCAAGGTGACTTTCTTCCAGGCGGTGTACAAGCGCCACACGAACTTTGCGATGGAGGTGATCCAGCAGACGACCAACGGCTCCCCGGCCGCTTCCGGCCGTGTGTCCGTGACCATCGCCCGCAACGGTGACCTGGTCGGCAACATGCACTTGGCCCTGACCCCCGTGTCGACGGCCGGTCTGTCTTCCAACAACACCGTGTACGACACCAACTGGATCGCCGAGCGCGCCGTGGCTGCCGTTGAGCTGACCATCGGTGGCCAGCGCATCGACAAGCACTACCAGACCTGGTGGCGTCTGTACGCCGAGCTGTTCCTGAGCGACTCCGACAAGTACGCGTGGGGCAAGATGACCACCCAGGGCAACGCGACGCCCTCGTCGACTGGTGCCCCCAACATGCGCGTGTACCTGCCCCTGCTCTTCTTCTTCAACCGCAACCCCGGCCTGTACCTGCCCCTGATCGCCCTGCAGTACCACGAGGTGCGCCTGGACTTTGACCTGACCGCCTACTACGACAAGTACTTTGGCACCACGAACGCCTTTGAGGTGTGGGCCAACTACATCTACCTGGACACGGAGGAGCGTCGCCGCTTCGCCCAGAAGGGTCACGAGTACCTGATCGAGCAGGTGCAGCACACCGGCGGTGATGCCGTGACGTCCTCCGCGACGGCCGGCAGCTCCGAGGGCTCTCCCCAGCTGATCCGCCTGTCCTTCAACCACCCGGTGAAGGAGCTGGTGTGGTGCTACACCAACCCGTCCGTTGCGTCCACCCAGGGTGCGACCGGCTACGGCTCCAACCTGAACGCCATGTGGAACTTCTGCTCCAACACGGCCAACGTGAACATCACCTCCAACGTGCAGGTGCTGGTCGCCTCCAACAACTTCGTGCTGCCCCACCTGACCGGTGTGCCCACGCTGTTCAGCATGGCTGGCCAGCTGCCGGCGTTCGCTGGTTTCCAGGGTACCACCGGCGTGCCCCCGACCGGCAACGCCTACTGGATCGAGGAGGGTCTGAGCATCGGCAACACCAGCGCCACCGTGACGAACGGTGCCGTGGAGGTTGGCCCGCTCAACCTGTTCAAGGTTGTGCTCAACGGCCAGGATCGCTTCAAGGAGCAGACTGGCAAGTACTTCAACCAGGTGCAGCCGTTCTACCACCACACCGGCACTCCTTACCCGGGCATCTACTCCTACTCGTTCGCCCTGCAGCCGGAGGAGCACCAGCCCACTGGCACGTGCAACTTCTCTCGCATTGACAACGCCCAGGTGTCGATCCAGATGAAGTCCCAGATGCAGACGACTCTGCAGAAGCTGTTCGCCGTCAACTACAACATCCTGCGTATCCAGAGCGGCATGGGCGGCCTTGCCTTCTCCAACTAGACGTACAACCGCAGCACAGCAGCAGCACAAAATCAGGAACTTGTTCCAAAAAAACACAACACGAAGGATCCAGCTTCCTGTTGTTTTTTTCTCTTGCTCAATGTTAAATGGCTGGTGGACTCATGCAACTCGTTGCCTATGGCGCTCAGGACGTTTACCTCACCGGTAACCCCAAGGTTACTTTCTTCCAGGCGGTGTACAAGCGCCACACGAACTTTGCGATGGAGCTGATCCAGCAGACGGTGAGCGGCACGCCGGGGAACCAGACCCGCCTGTCCGTGACGATTGCCCGCAACGGCGATCTGATTGGTAACATGCACCTGGCCCTGACGCCCCTTGTTCCCAAGGAGACTGCACCGGGTGCAGTTCTGCTGACGTCGACCAACACCAACTGGGATACCAACTGGATTGCCGAGCGTGCCATCTCCGCCGTGGAGCTGACGATCGGTGGTCAGCGCGTCGACAAGCACTACCAGACCTGGTGGCGCCTGTATTCCGAGCTGTACCTCAACGAGTCTGACAAGTATGCCTGGGGCAAGATGACGACGCAGGGCAACTACAACACGACCCAGACGTCCCGCCCCAAGGTGTACCTGCCCCTGCTCTTCTTCTTCAACCGCAACCCCGGCCTGTACCTGCCTCTGATCGCCCTGCAGTACCACGAGGTGCGTCTGGACTTTGACACGACGGCGTACTACAACAGCTACTTCCTGGGCTCGGCTTTCGAGGTGTGGGGCAACTACATCTACCTGGACACTGAGGAGCGTCGTCGTTTCGCCCAGAAGGGTCACGAGTACCTGATTGAGCAGATCCAGCACACCGGCGGTGATGCTCTGACGTCTGGCTCTTCCGAGGAGGGTAACGTGCAGCTGGTCCGTGTGGCCTTCAACCACCCCGTGAAGGAGCTGGTGTGGTGCTACCAGAACCCCACGGCGTCTGCCCAGCAGACGACCCAGCTGAACGGCATGTGGAACTTCTGCACGTCGACGGCCAACGTGAACGTGACCTGCGACACCCGCGCGTTCTGCCAGGCTGGCCAGTACATCCTGCCCCACCTGACGGGTGTGCCCCACCTGTTTGTGCCGGCCGGCTTTGCCGCTGGATCCAACGTGACCGGCACCGGCCAGACGACGTACAACGCTCTGCCGACGCAGTTCTCCATCGTCAACTCCAACCTGATCTCCTCCAACGTGCTGTTCAGCGCGACGTCCGCCAACGTGTACTGGGTTGAGGAGGGCACGCAGGCTGCCACCTCCAACATCGCCTACGGTGTTGAGGTGGGTCCTCTGCACCTGTTCAAGGTTGTGCTCAACGGCCAGGATCGCTTCAAGGAGCAGTCCGGCAAGTACTTCAACTCCGTCCAGCCGTTCTACCACCACACTGGCTGCCCCTACCCCGGCATTTACTGCTATTCCTTCGCGCTGCAGCCGGAGGAGCACCAGCCGACGGGCACCTGCAACTTCTCGCGCATCGACAACGCTCAGTTGGCGATCACCCTGAAGTCCAACTCGGTGGCGACGACCCAGAAGATGTTTGCGATCAACTACAACGTGCTGCGTATCCAGAGCGGCATGGGCGGCCTTGCCTTCTCCAACTAGACGCACGCGAATCAAAAAAACAGGTCAGCAAAAGCAACAGCTTTTGGCCTTTGGCCTCAAGAACGTCAAGGTTCTTGAGGTTGAAATTTGTCAGTGCATAGTATAATGCATCAGTGCGCCGGTATCGTGCTCGGACTCGTGATTATCTTCACCCTCATTGTTCTGTACATGTCGCGGTCGAGCGGGTTTCAGACGACGCCCGTCAGTGTCATTCCGACGCAACTCCCCATGGTGCCTGCGACGCCCCCGACGAAGGTCATAGAGCCGAGTCCTGTGATTGATCACCAGTACATGTCCAACGCGATCCCACTCACGGATTTTGACAGCTTCCCGGACAGCATGTCGTTCACGTCACTCAAGGTGACGAGCGAATTTGGCACTGATGAAATGCCCGTACAGGAGGTAAATCTGGTTGAGTTTTCCGGCCATGTTGAAGATGAAGATGACGATGAAGATATAGAGGTGGATACTATGTAAAAACAATGGAGTCCGTAAAGAGAATTGCCATGCGTATGAAGCTTCGTAAAGTGGAGGGATCGATCGTCCACCACTGTGCGATTCTGTGTAAATTGCTCGACGTCAAGGCGCACGTCGTCAAGGGGTTTTGCGTAAGTCCGGGCGATGTATGCGAACACTATTGGGTTCGGACCGATGCAGAGGGGCTCGATCTCGATATCGGTATGGCGTACGCGACGCTGTTTTCACCGGATCTCGCAACCATGCGTACAATGCTCCTCGAGGAGATTCCACCGGAGTTGACGTCGATCGAGGTGAAGAAGCAGCCTGACAATGCCAACTTGTATGACTTGTACGTGACTGATCCCAAGACGTTTTGGCAGGAGGCTCCGTCGTCCGTGAGAACCTTCAGAATCTAGCCGCCACGTAGGCGTAGAACGAGGTGAAGAGTCGACTCTTTCTGAATGTTATAGTCTGCCATCGTGCGATCATCCTCCAGTTGCTTGCCCGCGAAAATGAGTCGCTGTTGATCCGGCGGGATACCCTCCTTGTCTTGGATCTTAGCCTTGACGTTGGCGATTGTGTCGCTTGACTCAATCTCGAGCGTGATGGTCTTTCCAGTGAGTGTCTTGACGAAGATCTGCATTCTTTTAATACTGTGCATGGTTTTTTTAACCGAGGAACATGCGTTTCGGAGTCACCATGACACGGCAAAATGGACACGACGTTCCAAACCGCATCTGACACACGGAACATGCCATGTGTCCACACGGATCCAGAAACGTGTCGACCGAACGTTCGAGACATGTGAAGCACATGTACTTTTCACCGATATCATCCATGCACAAGACGGATCGAAGCTTTTGAAATTTTGCAAGCTGATCATTCATAGACAGTTTAAACTCTTCGAGGCATTCAGTCTCTTCAAACTTTGCAATGAGACGCTCAATCTCCGGGACGTATTGGTTCGCCATATCGCTTCCAAATGTATCGACAATCTCAGTAAGCTTGTCGAGCCGACCCCGTTTGTCCGTATACTCTTTGTGTCGGTTGAATATCTCGTCGACGAGTGCAAGATACTCGCGCTTTAGTTGAGTCACCACCTCGAGTCGTTCGTCTGTGGCATCCAGGGGAGTCGCTGACGGCATCTCGATGTGTTTCAGGTAGTTGAGACGAGACTGGAAATCAAAGTACTTGTTGGCTTGAATCTCTGCATAGTACTGCATACCTCTCAGGATAAAAATGTCTTTATATGGTAAATGGCCTCAGGTGGTAACTTTATCATCGGTATCGCATCAATCTATCTGGTCGTGTCGGCCATCCGTGATCTGTACGACAAGAGCCGCGGCACGGGGAACATGTCGACGTGGTTCACGTCCGTGCTCCAGTTCATCCTCGCTTTTTTCCTGTTCATGTTTGCCAGGAAGTAGGGCGCCCCGTGAAATCGAGTGTTCCGTGAAAAAAAATCACAGCATAGACTAATGAGCGCGAACAACGGTAATATGGGTCAGCTTGTGACTGGTATCGTCGTCGCTCTCCTCGTCGCCATGTTCATGGCGGGTGCATTCATGATTGTCGAGGCGACAGGCGACAACCAGACGATGAGTGACGACGGCAAGACTGGAATTGTGGTCGAGCCGAAGAAGATGTACTTTGGCATCGTGATGTTGATTGCGGCAGCCTTGTTGGGTTTGCTTTTCGTGTACACGCTGTACACGGGTGGTAAGAACAACGCATATGGTGGCTACCCTGTTTAAATTTGACTGTGTCCGGGTGTGACTGGACCCATCGACACAGTCTGTGATAATGCCCGAAAGAGCTCGGGCGTCTGTGTTCCAGTTTCATAGCCCATCGAGGTACGAATGCCCAGCCGCTCTGCATTCATGATTGTATTCTGATTCGCTCCCAGGTAGACAAATGACCATCCGTCCTTCGTCTGTTTGGCCTCAATGAGATCCTTGACGTGTGCACCCGTGTAC